GTGCCATTAGTGTCTACTGCTTCAAATGCACTTAACGCATTGTTAGAAGTTTGTTGTGCTTTTACTGTATTACTGAAAGTAGCAGATCCGATTGAAATGATGTTGCCGTTGCCTGAATCAATAGATAATCTTGCATCGCCAACCGCATCTGAAGAGGTTCCAATCAATAGTGAACCATACTTTGAGATTCGACTTGAAAGTCCAGATGGAGTGCTAGATCCTTCAACTTTAATTTCACCAGCAAACGCAGCAGCACCATTAGCACTGATAGAGGCTTTTTGCGTGCCGCCCTGCTGTGCGGAGAAACAAATCCCTGATGACCTGTTAGATGTAATTTGACTATCCGCACGCACCTCGCCATCAGAGGTTATTGATACACCACTGGACCCATATCCACCAGCAAATGTGGCAGATCCATCTGCTGTAATTCTTGAAGTAAAGGTTGATCCATGCATCCCCTGGAATAGAACACCTGTTGGATTTCCATCTGCTAATTGAGAATAGACACCTCCAACTGAACCGAGAAGAATTCCATCAGCAGTAGTAGAACTTCCATCATACCCACCAACATTAACGTCGCCACCAAAAGAACCAGATCCATCATTCATAATCTCCCAATTGGAAGATCTAATTTTCAGTCTAGTTAATGCGTTATTATCACGATCAAATGCTTGGATGCCTCCTGCTGCTCCGCCTGATGCAGCAGAATCATAGAACATCTCAATACCTTCACCTGCTGTTGGGGTATTGTTTGTATTTACAAGAAGAGAAGATTCTAAAATGCCATTAATTTTGGCACCAGTAGCAGTAGTTTCAAATTTAGGATTCAGGATATTCTCTTGAGAAACAGGGTGCCAAATTTTGGTTGCGCCAGTTGCTTGTGCAAGAATGGCATAGTAACCACCACAGTCCACCGAAAAATCTTTAGCAGTACGCAAATCAAGGTGTCCATTAGGGTGACCTGTATTCATGATTTGCAGCTGACCTGCATTACCACCATCAATTTGTGCATAATGAGTTCCGCTGTTGTTACCAACCCAGAACTCCATGTAAGGAGCACTTCCACTGTAAGAAGATGGTGTAAATTCTATATGAGAACCAGCAGTATCAAAAGTTAGATTTGAACTAACATTGAGATCTCCTAAAACTGTTGCGCCAGTAGCATTTGTTCCAAATCTTTTGGTGCCATCATAGTATAGCTCAACAGGTCCATCTTTCAGGAATGTGGCATACAATTCGCTAGTATCAGTTGCTGATCTGATCTGTAAAGCATCAGATTCAATGAATGATGTCAAGACACCTACTGAATTATCATAGTAAATTTTTAGGTCAGCATCATCACCAAAGGATGCACTACTACTATCCGAGAAAGTAATATCACCAGTGAATGTTTTGTCCCCACCAAACGTTTTTACACCATCGACTGCTGTATTAAGGTCGGATGCAATTAAGTTAATCTCTTGACGCTGCTGTTCCAGCGTATGCGCCTTTGGTACGTTGCGTAGTGTCATTTGATTAACTGCTTAAGGAGGGACTTAATTTCGGACATTTCTTCCTTCAAACTATTTAGATCATCCTGTACATTTTTAAACTCTTCTGCGAGTTTCCTCTTGGGTTTGGGTGCCGTGTTAATAATGGCACCCGTATTCATGTCACGGACAAGATTTTCTTGTCCCTCTACTTTTAAATATTCTGATAGTTTCATATTAGAAGGAAGCAACTGCTCTCATGTCTTGGATCTTGGGTACATATGAAGGATTGTCAGACTTCATCACGATCTTAATTGCGAACGAAGAGAAGTCAGCAAGATCTTCTGTACTGAACTTCAATTCTTGATATGCAGATTGTGACTCAAACTGACCAGAGATGCTGTTTTCTGCGGTTGCAATAACATCATCGTCAGATGCACCATTACCATTGAAGTATTCCCAGTTGAGGTCATCAAACTTTTGCTGGGATGCTTCTGGTTTCACCTTATATAGAACCTGTAAATTATTGACATCACTTACATTAACCGTGAGGTTAACGTTGATTCCAGTAGCAGGAGAGGCAAGAACGACTTCTTTAGTAACATACTTGGCGACACCAGAAGTATTGACCGATCCACCCTCGCCAACATAATCAACACCATCCGTGTATGTCATAGATCTGATCTCTGCATACTTGGAAGTCTCGAAGGAAGATCCGTCAAAGTCAATTAGATCTCCTACACGGAACACATCAGCAAGTTGCTCACTTGTAGTGCTGCTTCTTGCATAATCACTACCTAGTGTGATTTCGCTGGTGTAGTTTCCGTTAATAGGATTCTTGTCATTCTCTAGAGTAAGAGTCTTGGTCTTGGTATCCCAAACAATTACCTTACCACTGATCTTATTCTCATACTTATCAACTCTTTGTGCAGGGTTGAAAGCAGTTACTGTTGTTCCAACAACAAAGTTAGGAATCTGATCGAAGATTCCATCATTAGAAATCGTAACAGTGATGCCCTCCAGATCACCACCAGCAGCAGACTGGGTGCTGAAGAACAGTTGCTCTCCAATGTCGAAGTTTACAGAATTCTTGATCTTCACATAAACATCACTTCCAATAACACGAAGAACTTCGGATTGTGCTCCTGAAGTTACGCCAGTAACATTTTGGTTAATAACGATAGGAACTGCAGTTCCGTTGTCCTCATTGCCACTAACTGTGAACTTATAGATGGGGAAGAGTTGAATCTGCTGATATCTCTTACCATATCTGTCTTCACTACCAGCAGCGTTTTCAATTCTGTTAGTAATAGTCTTGACAGAAGCAGATCTCAAGTCAATGACAGGAGATAGATAAGATTGTTCGGAAGACAACTTCAGTTTGTATGCTAATGAAGTGTCTAGATTATTCAAGCTCTCATTGATGCTAGAAGCAACAACTTTCTGATTTAGGAAATACTGTTCCTCGTTGAGGAATGTAGTCTCGAAGTCAGAGATAGAGTAGGAAGTAAAGTTCTTGGTGTTGCTATCAACAGGAACGATGTTGGTAGTTCTTACCATGCTGTCGATCTTTGTACCAGAAACTTGTAGGTATGGAATCTGTGCGTACAGTTTTTCATACTTTCTGTTGTAAGACGCTAGTACAGTTGAACCACCAAAGAATCCAGTATCAGATGCTCTAGTAGGACCGACGATATTGTAAGTGTCAATACCTACATTAGATACTTGGAATAGGGAAGATTCTACAGTGCTTGCATCGTATCCAGCAAAGTCCTCAAGACCTCTGAAGAATACCTTCGAGTTTCCTCCAGTTTCAAAACCATGATCTCTATGGTATACCTTAATGATAGAGCTATTGTTTTTGAAGAGTGGGGAGGTTGCTGTGCTATTTGCAAGAGCATATGTCTCCATTGGATTGTTCTGCAATGCAGTGTATCCAAGATCTTCATTCTTGATTAGAAGTTCACCAGTTCTGGAGTTATCAAATTCTGCTCTATAGAGAGTAAACTTGATATCTTCAAATAGATCCTCGGTCCAGTTATCCACGTTTTGTGACTTGAATACAGAACCAAGGAGTGGTTGTGCATTAACAACGAGACCAGAAGAGATATCGGTGTCACCTAGTCTAGATGCCCATAGTTCATACTCAATACTGTCACACTCGATGTTGAGTGCATATTCAGAATTGTTCTGTAGATAAACTGGATAGTCGAAATCAAATCTTGTAGCAGTTGTAGATTGGATTGATCCTGCTTCATCAACTGCAATACCCATTCTGACTGCTGGTTCATCAATCTCGATCTCGGATTCGATTACAGCACCATTATTACCAGCACCAGTTCCTCTGATGACAACAGATGGTGCTTCGGTGTATCCTCTACCTGCCAGTGCAACTTCACTGAAGAAGATTTGACCACCAGAGACCTTGACCGATCCTGTAGCATTGCTGCCACCAGGTAGTTGAGGACTCTCGATAGTGATGGTTGCACTCTCGTATCCAGATCCAAGATTAGTAATGTTCAGTTTAGAAACACGACCAGAATCTTTAGCAATCTTTAGACCAACGGTAGCATTGTTAGCATTGTTATAAGTAGTGACCGAATTTAGTGTTAGATCTTCATTAGCAACAAAAGAAGAACCATTATGATTGCTCAAGACAAAGGTATAGACTTGCTCATTAGTGATAAAGATGTCACCGTTAGCAGAAGGCACAACCTCAAAGTTGTTTCTATCTAGAACTTTGGCAATAGGACCAGAGGCAAGATTCTGTCTACCAGTGATGTACTCACCCTTCTTAATAGTGATGTTTCCAGAGGAGAATACCTTGATAAAAGTGTCTGGGTACAGAGTCTTCTGGGATCCAGGTAGAATATACTTGCCAGGTTTGCCACTCTCGACATTAGTCAAGTAAACTCTCAAAGGAATGGTTGCACTCTTCTTACTGAAGAATAGATCAACACCTGTAGTAAACATACCACCCTCAAAGTTTTCCACAGTGAAGGTCTGTGCCATTGGGTTCGGTCTGGCAGTGTTCTCGGTGTTGCTATCAATGGTTTGAACACCTTCGTTCGCTTTAAAGATAGCAGGTGCGGTAGAGATGATAGATGCTGGTGCTTCGGGTAGAAGACCAGTTGCATAGAACTTGACTTCTGCAAAAGAATCTACTGTAGCAATGTCAGCGTCAGAAGAACTAGAAGTAAATCTAATAGTCTTTGCGCCTGTGGAGAAATACAACTCTTCAGAAGTGTCATCCATGATGACCGTATTTACATCACCTGTCCAAGAAGTATTTTCTTTTGGAGCATATCCTGATGGAACAAGAATAATGCCACTAGCGTTACCATATTCATCAGTAGTGATATTGCCGTTGAATACTGTGGAAGAGTTTCCTGCAATTCCAGTAAATCTAGAGTCGGGATTGACCCAGCGACCAATATCTCTCTTCTCCATAAAGACACTCAATCGTGTCCTTGGCTTCATTCTTCTGATAATGTACTTGATAGGAACAGATCTAGCGAAGAACTTAAGCGCATTCGCTACGTTAGATCCATTGACAGTCTTATATCCTACACCTTTGGCAATCTCGTTGTTCTGTGGACTGATATTGGAAGAAGTCGCTACAGTTGCACTTTGTACAGTTGCTTCTGCAGTTCTTGTATTGTTTTCAGCAAAACTCTTGAGGTTGTAGAAAGACTTATCTACACCAACCCAGTTGATAATAAAGGAGTTATAGATGCTAGAGAATGCAACACGAACATCTTGCTTACCGAGGAATACAGAGAACAGATTTGTGTTGTTATCTGTAACCAGAGGAGCAACAGTATCGTTATACCACTGATCAACATTAGGATGAACAGCAGCATCGCCAACATATTGAATGACAACGAATGGGTTTGGATTTACCGTCTTGGTTGCAAACTCGTTAGTTGCGTATGCAACATCGGAGAATGGTAGAGTTACAACACCATTAGAGTTTGCATATCCAGCAATTCTTCTTTGATCTGCTCTTTTATTGACTTCTTGTAATCTGAAGTTATCTTCTTTGGACTGTGGTCTCAAGACAGACTGTTGAGCATCGATTGAGCACAGGTAGTCGATAGACTTGACATTACCTACGCTATGTGTCTCGAAGTTGTCTACAAGGAAACCACTCTTGGTTTTGTCAATGCCTAGAGTATCCTTGACTTGCATGTTGAGTGCTTGTTGCTCAAGAATGCTCAAGGTGGTGTAATACTCAAGACGCTCAATACGCTTCTCCAGTTTACCGATATCACGCATTGTGAAACGACGGTTGTCAACAGGAGTAATTCTTACATCCTTACTTGACTTGGTGAAAGCAGGGACAAAAATGTAGTAGAGAGGAATACCATCTTCAATGATCTCTGGTTTACTTGGGTTTAGAGATGCATTGCCTTGCTTAATAATAAACTCGCCCTTCTTATTCAAGAAGACGCCATCAATTCTATCCAGATACTGTGATTCAGTAAAGGAAATGGTGTATGGCAGAGATCTAGCAGAAGATGGTGTGCTGGATACAGATCCGCCTGCACCAATAAAGTTGATGTATTCTGTTTGCGACAGCAATGAAGTGTCTTGGAAACCAGTAATGATGGCAGTCGAATCTACCTTGGGTCTGAAGTCAATGACATTCTTCAGGCTCAAATTGCCATGTACAGCAGAGTTGAAGTCGGGGATCTCATCTGCTACAACACCTGCTTCATGGATATAAGAGTCAACCGTGCAGAAGTCACCTTGAGAATGCTCGAAGTAATCAAAAGCAACGACAACTTGACCAGTAGGTGGATTAAATCCAGGTTTTAATACGATTCTGGATACGTCATAGAATGTATCCCTTTGTCCATCGTCAAAAGTAAATCTGTCAGTAAGATCTGTACCAACAACCAGATTGCCATTGACATCAACTGTTGGGGGAGCAGATGCTGATCCTTCATAGATGTACCTTACTTTAAATGCATCGGAGAAAGATAGAACCTCACTGCTATCGCTGTCGTAATCAAGACCACGTAGAGGAAGCACTTGATCACCAGCAGAGGTGATAACAATTCTCTTGTTCTTAACTGCTGTCTTAAGTTTTGGTCTACCCTTGGAGACTTCGATGGTGGCGGTCAACTTCAGTTTAGGGAAGTTCGTTACGTTATTGCCAAAGTAGTTACCAGGGAAAGTAAGTGTAATACTACCTGAAGACAATCCAGATGTAGCATCTGTAGTATTCAAGATGCTAACAAAATCTGGAGAAACATAAATGACATCACCAGTCTCTACTAGATCAGAACCACCTTTGTCGAGGACTGTGATAAGGAAGTCTCTTTCTTTGAATTGAGTGAATCGCT